CGGATCAACAGGCTATTGCGGACCAGAGAGCAAGCATAGACGAGCGAAAAGACGCGGATATGTTTGGCAAAGGCGGAACAATGGATCAGCTTAACGAGCAGGTTCAACGTGAGGCGGACGCTCTTGGTATATCCACGGACGAGTATTACAGTTTGGGAATGCCTTTACGAGGTCAGATGGCAATTTCAGATATTGGTGAGTTGTTCACAGAAACACCCGGTGATGCAGGTTATTTTGCCCGTGTGGGACCTGATGGACAACCTGTAGATAAAGACGGTAACCCTGTTGATTTTGGAGGTCTTGGTCTAGGAACTCTTGGTTCTGAAAATTTAGCAATCTACCAAGATAAAGCACAGGAAATAATTGATAAAAAATTTGGTGAAGTTGATCCGAATATTCCCATAGGGCTTGGTGGTGACAGTGGTGTAACACAAACAGATTTAGGTCCGTATGTACCTGAAACCAGTGACTTTGAAATATTCGGTGATACAGGAAAAGATATTTACACCATAGGGGGCGTTCAGATAGGACCCGGCGGCGGTGGCGGTGGTGGTGACAGTGGCGGTGGCGGAAACGGCGGTGGACCCGGTGTCGTAGTAGTTCCCCCTGTAGTTCCTCCCGTGGTTTCCCCAGAGGTTCCCGGCGGAATAGGTGTCGGAGTTCCTGTCATAGGGCCGGGAGTTATAGGCGGAGGTACAGGTGGAACGGGTGGCGGTGGAATAGGCAGTGGAGTTCCTGTTGCAGGTACAATGCCAGACCCAAGCACATACATTGTACCAAGCACCGCGAACTACGGAACAGATGAACGATTTAAGGACCTTGCTCCAACCTTTGATGTAAGCAAAGCGGCGATGCCAATTTTTAATCGTAACGACCCTGCTCCAAGTATACCGCCTGTTTCGGCGGGACAACCTTTGCCAGAAGGGTATAAGATTATTAAGGGTCAAGTGTATCAAGATCCAAACGTTTATGCAGAAACGGATGCGGGTGTTGTAGGAACTCAACTTGCCTTAAACCCCGTGGGGTCCCCTCCCACCAGTCTTTTAGCCGAAGGCGGGATTGTTAGTCTTGCCGGTGGCGGAACGCCAAAAGGTCAAGGAATTACTCCAGATTTTATGGTAGATACTTATTATCCTTCCCTAATTCCAAAAGCCCTTGACGGAAACAAGGCGGCTAGAAATGCTCTTTTAGAAGCACATAGTAATTTTGATAATTTTACATTGCCTGAAGAACTTCTTTTAAGAATTAAATACAGTTCTTTTCAGCACGGCGGTGTCGCGGAGCGTGGATACAGTCACGATGGCATTGGAACTTTAAACGCGACGGCTAGAAATATGTTTCGACCTATGGTAAGTTAGCCCAAAGGAGACTTTAATGGCAATTAAACCAACCCCGCAAGCGGGATTAATGGACAGGAATGTGCCTGCTCAACTGGATGAAGAGGATCTTCGTGCAGAGATAGAACTTGAATTACCTATGTCTCAGGAAACGGAAATCATTGCGATGACCGACGGAGAGGGTCCTGAGATAGAAATCACCGCGGAGGAAGACGGCGGTGTTGTTATTGATTTTGATCCGTCTGCAAGCAAAGCCGATGAGGTTGGTTTTTATGATAATTTAGCGGAAACTATGGATGATGGGGAGCTTGGAAGCATTGCAGGAGATCTTTTAGGAGAATTTTCTGCCAACAAGGCAAGCCGACAGGACTGGGAAGACACATATACCAATGGTTTGCAGCTTCTTGGTTTTAATTATGAGGAACGAACGCAGCCTTTTCGAGGCGCGTCGGGCGTAACTCACCCTTTGTTGGCCGAAGCGGCGACACAATTTCAAGCGCAGGCGTTTAATGAACTGCTTCCTGCGGGTGGTCCAGTACGGACCGCGGTCATGGGCGCCGAAACACATGCAAAAGTCAGTCAATCTTTGCGTGTCAAGCAATTTATGAATTATTACATTACAAATGTGATGGAGGAATACACCCCTGAGTTGGATCAGATGTTGTTTTATCTGCCTCTTGCAGGAAGTACCTTTAAGAAAGTTTACTTTGACGAGACGTTGGGTCGTGCGGTTAGCAAGTTTGTACCCGCAGAACACCTCGTTGTTCCTTATGAGACGTCTGATTTAGAGACTTGCCCGAATATATCGCAGGTAATTCGCATGTCTTTAAACGATTTACGAAAAAAACAGGTTGCGGGGTTTTATTTAGACATCCCTGTTATCCCTGCACAGGGCGAATACAGCGGTCTTTCGTCTGAATTGGATAGCTTAGAGGGCGTTTCGGGGTCCTCGATTGATTACGACTGCACGGTTTTGGAGGTTCACGCCGATTTAGACTTGGATGGTTATGAAGATGAGGACGAAGATGGGGAATTTACAGGAATAAAGATCCCATATGTTGTAACAATATCACAAGACAACGGAAAAATATTGTCAATTCGTCGGAACTATCGTGAAGGGGACGAGGAAAAGCGCAAGATTCAATACTTTGTGCATTATAAATTCCTTCCGGGCTTTGGTTTTTACGGACTGGGTCTCATTCACACGATTGGTGGTCTCTCAAGGACCGCCACGGCGGCACTGAGGCAGTTGATTGACGCGGGAACCCTGTCGAACCTCCCCGCAGGGTTCAAAGCCCGTGGTCTACGGATCAGGGACGACGATGATCCTCTTCAGCCCGGTGAGTTTCGTGACGTAGACGCTCCCGGTGGGGCTATTCGTGATAGTCTCATGCCGCTGCCGTTTAAAGGACCCGATCAAGTTTTGTTTCAACTTCTAGGATTTGTTGTAGATGCAGGACGTCGCTTTGCCACAATTACCGATATGAAGGTTGGTGACGGCAATCAACAGGCTGCGGTAGGTACAACTATCGCTATGCTTGAACAAGGCTCACGGGTCATGTCTGCCGTGCATAAGCGCTTGCACTACGCAACACGGGTCGAGTTTAAGCTTTTGGCAAAGGTTATGTCGGAGAGTTTACCTGCGGAGTATCCATATTCGGTAGAGGGGTTTGATTCTTCGATTAAGGCAGAGGATTTTGATGACAAGGTTGACGTTATACCTGTTTCCAATCCGAATGTATTTAGTCAGGCACAGCGAATTACTTTGGCACAGACAAAAATGCAACTGGCAGCGCAGGCTCCAGAGATGCACAACATGTATGAAGTGTATTACGACATGTACGAATCACTTGGTGTTCGAGATATAGATCGTATATTAAAGAACGTACCCGAAGATGAGCCACTACCCTTGGACCCCGCACAGGAGAATATAAATGTTTTGGACATGGCCCCGCTTAATGCTTTCGAAGGTCAGAACCATCAAGCGCACATTCTCGCCCACATGGTCTTTGGTGCAAGCCCGATGGTTTCTGGCAATCCTGCCTTGGCGATTACGCTTCAAAAGCACATTATGGAACATGTACAAATTCAGTCGAGAGAACAGGCTGTCCAGATGGCTCAACAACAAGGTGTGGGTTCCGATCCAGTCCAGTTGGAAGCAATTACGGCGCAAATGATTGCGCAAGGCTTGCAACAGTTAAGGCAGCAAAGTCAGGAAATGTCTGGAGCAGGTCAACCCGATCCCCTTGTGGAGCTCAAGAAGCAGGAACTACAGATCAAGGCACAGGCGGAACAGAACGATGCACAAGTCGATCAAGCCAAAATATCCTTGGATCAACGTGGTCAGGATATGCGAGCCAATCAGTTCGACAAGCGTATTCAGGCACAGGCCCAAACAACGCAAGCTCGTATTGAAGCGGGCCGCGAAAAGGAACTACTGAAACTTCAAGCACAAAGGAAGCAATGATGAGAACAGTTAAGATTGTAACAAACACTCCCGGCCCTGAACCAAAGGCCGTGGAATTTGCTGAAATAAAAAATCAAGGTAAAATACCTTACGCGAATCACGGAACAGATACTCCTGCTCCAATGTCGGACAGTGGCAAGAAGATGGTTGCGCGTGGTATGGGCGCTGCAAAACGTGGCGGAAGTTACATAGGCGTTTAATTAAGCCATGGATCCGTTAAGTCTTGCTCTAATTAGTTTTACGGCCCTTAAAAAAGGTATAGCCTTGGGTAAGGACCTAGGATCTATGGGCAAAGACCTAAATAAGGTCTTTGAATTTATTGATGGGACAAAGGCAGCTCATAAGTCTGGCAATAAAAACGATCCATTATCTGAGTTAACGGCATATTATAAAGCACAAGACATGGAAAAGGCCATTGAGCAAATGGTTTGGGAGGCCAGAGGAAGCGCTGGAGTCTCGATGTTAAAGAGATTGAGAGCGCAATCTGCGGAAAGAGATAGAGATTCACGGTACG